ATCAAACAGGCGTGGCTTTAGTGGAAGGGCCACGCCTTTTTTTATGAGCAAACCGACGATGCAGCGCGTCCTTGAGGGCGACACCTGGGTTTGGAAAGTACAGGTTGCTGGAATGGTCCGAACGTATCGGCAAGACTGGCAAGCGCAGTGGGCTTACACCTACGCATTAACCCTTTACGACGCCGACATTCCTCCGGCGTCGAGCTCCGCAATGTGACCGACAGCCTGCTTTAGGAGCTTCGCCTGGTGCCATGACTGCCGCGTAAGCAAAACGCAAACGCTGCGAACCTTCTCTAAATCCTCGCAGGATTGAATATCCCTTACGGTTGCCTCGAGGTAGAGCTCCTCCTCGAGGCTATTCTCGATCACCATCCAGTCCATATCGAGCTCTTGATGGATTTAACCCGCTATAGCGCGGGCAAGCACATCACGCCACGCTCGGCATAACCGTTAGGTGGTTGTTGTAGTGTCCTGTTTGCGCGTAACTCGCAACCGGGACGTTCGACATTGAGTGGAATACCATCTGCCCGATTTTCATCCCCAGAAAGATCGGC